AACGCCAACTCTAAACCAAAGAGTTTGCGATAAACTTTGAGGAAATAATAATCTATTTTGGCATTACGCAATGCGTATGCCAATGCGTCTGTGTAAGACTGTTTGTAATCCGATAGATTTGTCATAATAAATACCTTTCGTTGGTTGTTGATTTATTTATTTGGATAGTTATTTGTGGGCGTAATCGTGGTCGTGGGGGCAAGGGTAAGGCATAGAATAAAAAACAGCAACCTCACAGCAAATAAATATTTTAAAAAGATTATTTCGCATAGGCAATCGCACAGGGCTAAACAGCCATCATAAAGGCTTTATTAAAGAATGATCGGACAGCTATGTAAATAACTATTTCGCGGGGCTCGTTATGAAGTCAATAATAAACGAAATTTAGTATACGCTTACCGAGCATTACTAAATAATATGATATATGAACTACCCGTGTTTTTTTCTATTTACAGGAAAATTTGAGTATATATTTTTCAGGGTCTAAGGGTCTGAGAAAAAAATCCATTTTCGTAACTGATTTCAGATTATTCTAATACCGTTGCGTACTTCTCTATGAATGACATCATAGTTCCTTTATATTTCATACGACCTATATGTGTTAATTCAATACCCGGCTCTACCCAAATCTTTCCATCAATGTTTTGCCAATACCTACAGAAACCATAATCTTCAGAAAGAAATCTATTGAGATGCGGATCAATATACGAATTGAAGAATGCATAAGTCCATTTCTTTTCTGCATCATTTAAAGCGCCGGTGTCATCATTATATTTTAACTCTGGATACTTCTCAATTAATTTATGAATAACTTCCCTTTTAATCAACATAAACCCAGTGCCGGCATCAAAGATTTCTATTGCACCATTACTTACATTAAGAGTTTTATTGTCTGCACTTCTAACAGGATTGACTACAAATCTTACGCTATTTTCTAATAGCAGATCTTTTGACATACCAGCTTTTACATTCTCCTCAACCCTATTCCACTCAATTTGCTTTATTGGATAGGCTGCAGTAATAACCTCTTTATTATGCCAGAGAAGTTTTATAATTGCTTCCGGCTCCCACGCAATATCTGCATCAATAAACATTAAATGCGTTGCTTGTTCATACGCCATAAACTTAGCGATTACATTATTACGCGCTCGATTAATTAAACTGTCAGTAATTGTACAGAGACCAAATTTAATTCCGTGATCTCTAAAGTACATCATAGTTTTGATTAATGATAAAACTGTTGGTTCAGATATTAATTGATCATAGCAAGGTATTGCGAATAGAACATTCCATTTGGAAGTTACATCTTTACTAATCTCGATTTTTTGTGTCTCAAATAATGGCATACAAAAATTATACTAAAAAAAAAGTGGGGCTTGCGCCCCACCCGAAAAAATATTGCTATTTTTTTCTAAATTACTAATTACGCCTTAACAGTTGTCTTGACGTTTTTAACATCTTTTGCCTTTACTGAAGCATTTTTTGTAATCGTAACTTCAGCATCATTCTTCCCCGGCACTCTGAAATAGAGTGTTTCATTGACTTTATCAAAGTGAATCTGAACTTGCAGATTCAACTTTTTAGCCTGCGCTCTAATTCTCTGTTGCATTGAATTGTATCTCTTACCAGCAACAATTCCCGTAATTGAGAATGCATTACCGGTTTCAGATGACAACACCAATGTGTCGATAATTTGCTGTAACTCAGCAGATGTACGACCACTGCGTGAAATAACAGGGAAATTGCTTGCTTGATTAATTTGCATTTTATGCTCCTATTTACTAGTTGTTTTTGCCGTCTTGTGACGACAACACAGATAGTAGCAGGTCAACTAAAAACTATACAGCGTTCGCTAAACTATTTTCGAAGAGTTTTTTTCTTGTTCCTGTCTCATCATCTTTACCAAACCATTTACCTGTGCAGTAAGCACCGCATTTTGAGCTATTAGGTCAGCAATTTTGTCTGTAAGAATTGCTATGACATCTGCTGCTTCTACCTGTATGTTTTTGTTTATATCGATTCTATCCACTTCCCCACCTCCTGTCCTGGTACATTTAATTCTTTATATCCGGGCGTGAATTCTCTCAAATTATGATTATACACGCTTACTGTACCAAATTCTTCGAGATCTTCATCAATCTCTGACTGCATAGAAAAATCTAACACCTCTATTTCTACTTCTTGTTCAACCGCCATATTTTCTACACAATTAAATACCGAACCAGCCAAAGCATCTGCCATATCTTTTGAACCACCAGATGGGTGATCAATTTTATTATTACTAAATAATCTAAGCTTAAGCAGTTCTTCATTTACCAATATCTCGTTCCAATATCCTCTTAATCTTGTATCGTATATAGATGTCATTAATGTGTCATAGTCAGTCTTTTTTACGCTATGAAAATCAGCTGCGATTCCTTGTGCTCTCAAACTCTGAATCATTTCAATAGATTGCCATCTATCAAATGTAACTTTAGCTACATCAAACTTTCTACACAAATCGACTATCATTTGCCTCACAGATGCAAAATTAATTTCTTCGCCTGGTGCGGCTTCCCAAGAATATATTAAATCAACATTTATTACCGGAAGTTTTTCTACACCCATAGAAGTTTTAACTTCTTTAAATCCAGCACAATGTGTTAAACAAAGAGCTGATCTATCTCTTTTAAATCCTAAGTCAACATGTATAAATCTTCTGTGACCATCTGAATTATTAAACCATTTATGAAACCTTCCATCTTCATCAACCGGATCATCTGCATACATAAATGCTTTTCTAACTAAATCTTCATCTCTAAAATATGCGTCTTCCATTGTAGGTGGTTCACATTCAAATCTCGATGCAGCTTCAATAGGATTTCTTATGTATTCAGACTCAAGATCAGATCTTTTAATTGTTGGATTGACTTCCCAGGTAGCTGCTTTTATATACCATGTTTTTGGCTCGTTTTTTTCCTGAGCACCAAAATATCTTTGTTGAATAAAATCACCCTTATATCTAGGGAATGACAATAAAATTACTTTACCTACTTCTGGGAATCGTGACATCACAGATAACTTGCTCATATTATATATTGCAGAAGCTGACCCTTTAGCTCTTGTATCACCTTTTAATTCGATATCTGTTTTAAAAGCAGAGATCTCGTCTAAGACTATAGTTAATACTTCATAACCTTCCCACCCTTCACTTTCTGAGTGACCGGAGAATAGCCTTACTGGTCTGGAAAAGAAAAAGATTTCTGACACTCTGGGTTCAAATCCAACGCTATTAAAATACGGAGATCCAAGCAATAGGTTTTTTAACGGCTCAAAGAAAACCCTTTGAGCTTGTTGTGCGTTTACAGCTAGGTTTAGTAGGTCAACATATACGCCGTTTGCTTTACCATAGTAACTGAGAGGATCGCGTAAACAATGTAGCAAATAAGCCGTATATGCGATTGAAATTCTGCTACAGTGGTCTTTGCCAGACCCCTTACCTAACATACAAATTACTTCATTATCAGTATATTTTTTATAGTATTCGAGACCATTATGTTCACCCATAAGCTTTTGCAAAGTAGGCAGCTTAAATATTTGCGTACTATGTCGAACTATTTCAAGCTGTATATTAGACAATGGCGGCAAGCCAAGATATTTCTTTTCTTGTACAAATGTTTCAATAGATACCGGTTGTTCCATCAATTCATCCTGCCTAAGCAATCTATCAAAGTCTGCAAATTCCAAATTAATTCCAAGATACTCAGACATAATTATTTACCAACATATGACATAAAGGGGTCAAAACCAGTTCTCAAATTCTGACAGATGCCCATAAAGGCTTCAAAACCAGTTCTCAAACTCTGGGCATAAAGGCTCAAAAACCCGTTCTCAAATTCTGACATAAAACCCCTTAATTACCGTTCTCAAATTCTGATGAGTTTGCATCAATCGCTGATTCTTTTGAAAGATCTATTCTTTCACCTGACATAATTTCAAATGCAATTTCTAATTCTTTTCTTACCTCTTCTGCAATTGCTGGATGTTTTGCAATAACATCTCTTAATATTTTAGAAAGAATTTGATTAACATTTTCCGCTTTCTGCATTCTTGCAATGTACTCACCATCAGCCTGATTGCCACCCATAAGTTTATGTAATTGAGCTTTTTTAGATGCAATCTCTCCGGCAAGCTTGATTGCCTGAATTCTGGCGGCAACCATTCCATTGTCTGTTGCAATCGTAATTGTCTCCCAAGCTTCTTTGCTTAGCTGATCAAACTCTTGGAGTGCTTTAATTGTATTAAACTGAACCCTCTCAAGAAAATAAGGATCTTCATCAACAGTTTTATTTAAAATAATTTTATATTCTTCTACATATTCTTTTACTTCATTTGGTTTTAGAGACATCAATGCGCCAATCTCTCTATTACTATAGCCTTTTACATGAAGTAAACCAACTTGTTCTACATCTTTAATTTTATCAATTAAAGATTTACTTTTAACTGGTTCGATATCTGACATAATCTCTCTTTATACTTTTGGCTTACCCTCTCCCAGGTAAGATTGCTATGGACCCATTTTGCGCCATGAAAAGTCTTATCTGCTACTTCATCGTAGTTATTTACAACATATAACATTTTATCACATAAATCATCGAAATCCGGCTCTGCCCAGTCACCGCACCCTTCGTATATTCCAAACATATTCATAGTTCCCCACTTATAATTAAGCGGCACAGACAGATGTGCAAACTCAGTACAAGCAGTAGCATTAGTGCAAATAGTTGGAATACCTTTTGCTATACCTTGCAATGGAAGCAAGCCCCACCCTTCACCGCTTGTGGGATATAAAACGCAGTCCACTTCATCATAAATCTTTGCAAGATCTGAATCAGTGGTTTGCCAATCAATTACTTTAATTCTATCGTGGTCTTTCAAATACATTCTAGAGCCATCATTAAGGTAAATTCTTGCATCTACATGCCCATTTGATTTATAAATGAGATTAAACCGGTCATCTTTGCCAAACAGCTTTAGAAAAGCGTCTACAGACATCTGGGAGTTCTTTCTGGTCGACGGAGAACCTATGCTTAAAAAAGTAAATTGCCCCGGTTTCCTCAATATTCTTGGCTCAGAAGGCATTGAGTAGATTACATCATTAATACCAAGTTTAAAATCATAAACAGGTATCTTAACTCCAGAGTTGATAAAAACATCTTTAGCCCATTCAGATGTTGTCCATAACTCATCAGCAGTATTAATT